TTCTGGTCTACCGCAATATCTTGCTCTATCGTCGGACCTCGCCTCAAGGGGCTGGTTCTCACCAACTTCTCTGGTGGAGCAATCTTCATCAAGGTGTCATAACCACCCAACATCTGTATCTCTCGTCCACCAAGTCCCATGGCCGCCATGTTGTCCTCCTCAGTGACACTCCGCCCGTTCGCGACCGCTGCGTGCCATGCAGCCACCGTTGCCAGCAGGCTGGGAGTTGGCCTAAGTGGGGGTAACTCAAGGGGCACTTCCACGAATTGGGATCTATTTGGCCATCTGCTAGCTATTATGTTCCCGACCCGTTCCCTTTCGTACACCTGTTCGCAACTACCATGAGTGTCAACAGCAATTGATTCCTTGAACTGCTTCTTCAACCAATCTTTTTTACAGGCTCTCAACAACCACTGTGCTTCATCAGTGGTCAAGTAATCAGAAACACCAAAGGAGGCCCAGTTTTGCTTGCAGGGCTGCCTCACAACCATGTCAGGACGCAGGAGCTTCCCATAACCTGGACAATCCCTAAACAGAACCTCACCTGCCGAGCAATCACCAACGTAACTCCTCCACTCCAGCTCTCGGTTCTCAGACCTGAGCACCATGACCTGATCCAAGATCATTCCGCACATTCTAGCACCTACAGTCCTGGGCAAACCACGTCTAACAGCTTCCAACCAATTTGCGCAACACGAGTCAATAACTGAGTTCAGCCACACGCCAGAGGGACGGTACCAATTGCCTGAACACACAGTGGCCAAAATGGATGCCAATGGTTGCTGCGGGCCGACATTGTCAGAAATGGCACGTTGCAAATATTCGCCGTGATGCTTTCCGCACATCTGTTTCTTTGAGTTCATTCTCAACCCCATCATTTTGCACACTTGAATGTAAGCCGCAGCTTCCTCCCAAGTGTCAGTCCACAACCACTCATCGTCACCACTCTCTGAGGCATCATAGTGCTTAGTTGAGATTCCCAATCGCTTCAACATCCGTAAGGCAATCAGCCTATCTGCCTCATGCTTCGAGGTGTTGTCCCAGGTAGTGCCTCGATGCCCAGAATATAGCCCCAAGAAAGTTCGCACCAATTGCCCATCAACCACCATCACGCTCCTTGAGAACGCAGCAGCAATGATGCGAGCTGACTCAGCCCGGTCCTTACTAGCAGCATCTGACCGCCTATTGTAAGCGGCTGCCCTAGAAGCCCACATCATTTGCAACTCCCATAGCTCGTGTTGCCAATTGTAATCATCTAAATCAGCAGACAATTGGACACCCATGCGCGAGCGTGCGCCACCGCACAACCACTTTCCTAT